AAAAAATATTTTCGCAAAAACGCAAGTCATCTATTGACTTCTTGCTTCTGTCGTGTTACTCTATGTGCAGAGACTCGCATTTATGCGAGTCATGAAAGGAGGTGAACCACTCATGTCTACCAACATGAATCTTCTGCGCGGCAAGCTGAAAGAGCGCGGTGTGACCCAACAGGAACTTGCGCAGAAAATCGGCATGGATTCAAGCACTTTGTCCCGCAAACTTGCATCTGATGGTCTGAAATTCACCGTCGGCGAGATGCATGACATCGCCGCAACCTTGAAGCTGTCCGCCAACGAATGCAAGTCTATCTTTTTGCTCTGATACTCGCATTTTTGCAAGTTACATTTTCAAAGGAGGTGAAGAAGATGAAACAGCCTAATTTTCAGAAAACAAAATCCGCCAGAGCGATTCAGGTCATTGAGACCGTTTCTCTGGCGGGCGATGGCACGGAAGCTCATCCGGTATATGAACTTCATCAATATTGGAGTTTGGACGGCAAGCTGCTGGCAGAAAGCAAACCGCCTATCAACTCGGATGACGCTGTTCCTGCTTGTCCTGATCGATAGTAAGAATGTCATTGTACAACTCTTCGCGGTCATGCCTTGCAATGTACCAATCTTTGAAAAGCAGTTCCAGTAGCCTGACCAGTTTTTGTGCTTCGCCCGGGTCAATATCGACGATCATGTTCACATCCTTTTCCATGTGAGCGCCGATATTTCCTAAGCGTCTGACCCCATTGAGTACCTTATACTGGTCGGCGGGAATCTTGTCCTTGATAAGGTCGATTTCACTCGCAAGGTTTCCGGCTTTGACATTCCAGAAGTCCCGAATCATACCTTGCAGGCACCGCCGTGCCAATGTAGCCGATGCTTTTGGACTTGTATTTAGGATAGCACTCGCCTCCGAATAATCCGTTCGGATTGCTGTCGGAATGTATTCCGGCAAGGCCATTCCCGTATACGGCGGATAGTTGAACGAAAAAAGGTTTTCAGTACTCGCCAGCTGAATCGAGTACTCATGGCAAGCCGGACAATAGTGATAGGTTGCAACTATATCGGCTCGAATGCAGCTATATGTACATATTCTCTCAAATTCTTCTTGATTATTCCAAAAACTTATTCGTCGCTCTTTCGTATTGTCCGCTGACTCGTAGAAAGCAACTCCACAGTATGGACATTTATATCTCTCAGCCATTGATATATCCTCCCTTCCACTTTATTTTACCGCAGAAGGGAGCCAAGCACAAGGAGGTACATATTCACATGAACGATTTACAGATCTTTTCCAACCCCGAGTTCGGGCAGGTGCGCACCGTCGAGATCGATGGCCAGCCGTGGCTCGTCGGCAAGGACGTCGCTGAGGCGCTGGGGTACAAGAACACCAAAGACGCCCTCGAGCGTCACGTCGATGATGAGGACAAGCTCCAGAACGATGGGGTCGTGATTCACGACTCCATCGGACGCGAGCAGCGCCCCGTCATCATCAACGAATCCGGCCTGTACAGCCTGATCCTGAGCAGCAAGATGCCGAAGGCCAAAGCCTTCAAGCACTGGGTGACCAGCGAGGTGTTGCCCGCCCTGCGCAGGAACGGCGTATATGAGACCGTCAAGGCTCAGCAGCACATTGAGCAGCTGGAAGCCACCAATGAGCGTCTGACTGCGGCCATTCAGGCCGTGAGCATCGCTAAGGAGCAGCTTGCGGAGATCATCGACACCCGAAACGATATATTGAAGCAGCGGGACGACTTCAAGGTCGCGTTCCTGAAATGGAAGTCCCTGTACGGCGGAGCCTGCGACCGGGTGCGCCGGGCCGATGACCTCGTACAAAAGGCGCAGGCAGAGCTTGACAGCCGCATTGACCAGCTGAGGATCGTAGCCTTTGGCCTTCCCGCGTTCGACCAGATCATGGCCGACATCTTCACCACTGAGAAAAAGGAGTGATTTTTTATGAAGAAACATTATATCCAGCTCCGTCGCCGCATGGAAGATGCCGACTTGCAGCTCAAAGACTTGGCTGCACAGACCGGCATTGGTTACAGCACCCTCAGCAAAAAGCTCTGCGCCGATTCTGGGGATACATGGATAGGAAAAGAAATCGTCGCCATCTGCAACGTGCTCCACATCCCGCAGGAAAAAATCGGCTACTATTTCTTTCCTGAAATTACAAAGGAGGTCTCCGCATGAGAATCAAATCTGGCGTTTTTTACTGGCTGGCCGTAGCCAGCGGGGGCGTTGGGATGCTGTTCGGGCTGGGCTTTGAGGGCAGCTTCGAGGCCCTCGGCGTCATCTCCGACACCGACTTCATCACCGCGATGGTGCTGCTGCTGGCCGCGTTCTTCTTCATGCGGCTGGGCTTCGCCGCCGAAGCGTGGGAGGAGCAGGAAGCCCTCCGCCGCAAGTACATCGACCGCCGCCACGCCCGCCCCCAAGAGCCGGAGTACCGGCAGAACCGGAGGGACGCATGAAGACCAAGCGTATGAAAAAGCTCATGATGGGCATGGGCCTGTCCCGCAATCAGGTGAACTACATGGTCAAAGAGCAGCGGTTGAAAGGCTCTTCCAAAATCAGCAATGCAGCCTATTACTACGCTGTCAACCGCAGTCTTTCCAAGCCATACTGGCGTGACTGGCTGCCGTATGTCAAGAGCCTTGTGCTGGAGTGAAGCACATGACGAGTAAGCAAAAAGCCCGTCGGTGCTGGAACACCGGCGAGCCTGCAAAGGGATGATGGTTTGAACCCCCATCACCCCGAAGAATAACATACTTTGGAGGTTTTAGCAAGTGGATATTATTTGTAGAAAACTCGCCAACGAGATGATCTACGCCTACCACAACGGGCGCTTCTGGCGCTGGGACGAGGGGCGGAGCATCTGGAAGGAGAGCCATCTGATGGCCCAGAAATTCGAGCGTGCCAGAGCAGCGCTCAAGACACTGACGCCGGAGTCCTTCTTCTCTGATGGCGCGGAGTTCGCCCTGCTGGATGAGTACGAAATCAGCTTGGACATGACTGCTGCCCTCAGAGACGCCAAGCCCTGCAAGAACGCGCCCATCGACCCGGTAGAGGAGGATTCTTCCTCGGGTGTTCCTGCTCCCTCTCACTCTGAGGATGTTGCCGCACAGTGCGGCAACACTCCCCTCGCCCCTACCTTTGACTTCTCAGCTCTGGGCGATTTGTCTGAACAGGCCGCAGCCGCCGACCAGCAGTTTGATCTGCACTACGGTGCGGCTCAGGACGAATACCTGATCTCCTGCATCTACCTCGCCCGGATCCACGCTCTGACCGCTAAGGCAGGCCGGTATGGCGGCGGCACATGGACAAAGTGGTACGAGAGCAAGGGACTCAGCGAAGGAAGCGCTCGCACGATGGTCAAAAACGGAGACGCTTTTAATTCCGCAACTGTTGCGGAATTAAAACAGCTGCCCGAGTTGACCCGCAAGGACCTGAATCTGATTGCCCGCAGCGGGTGTGCCGCACAGGTGGTCGAAGCTTCCGGAGACAGCCAGCGGGTGCAGGAGCTGCTGGCCCAACTCAAGGCCGAGAAAGACCGTGCCGACACCGCCGAGAAGTCCGCTCAGAACGCCCGCAAGGAAAATGCCTATTTCAAGGAGCTGGTGAAAAGCGCCGAAGCCCAGACCTCTAAGGACGCGAAAAAGCGGGAGGAAGCAGAAAGCCGCTATGAATCCGCTCTTGCAGACATCAACGGCCTGAAAGAGCAGAACGCCCAGCTGAAAGAGCGCGCCGACTCTGCCGAAGCCCGGGAAGAGGAAGCATGGAAGATGCAGAGCAAGGCCGAAGCCCGCGCCAAGGACGCAGAGAACCAGCTTGCAGGCTCCCGGCAGGTGGCCGAGGCGGCCAAGCGCCGGGCCGACAAGTGGCAGGCGGAGGCTGAAGCAGCCCGAAAGCAGCCCATCGCCGCCGTGGTGGACGAGGAAGAGGTGGAACGGCGGGCAAACCAGAAAGCCCACGACATCGCCGAAGACTTGGCCGCTGATATGACTGCCGACCTGCGGGAGCAGCTGGAACGAGCTACCTCCAGCAGCGAACAGGAGGCTCACAGTTCTTATGATGCTGTTCTGCTGGCCGACCGCTCCTTCCAGAACATCGGCAAGATGGTGGTTCCGTCTCTCCGCAGGCTGCCGCCCGAACAGCGGGAGCAGCTGACCAGTATGCTCGTTCACACACTCGGACAGATCCAAGGGGAGGTATCCAGATGTCTGTAAAAATTACGGCGCTTGAAGCCGAAAACGTCAAGCGCATCAAGGCGGTTGCGCTCACCCCTGCCCCCACCGGGCTCACCCTCGTGGGTGGCAACAACAATCAGGGCAAGACCAGCGTCCTCGACGCGCTGGCATGGGCACTGGGCGGCGAAAAGTTCCGCCCGGCTGCGGCCCAGAGGGATGGCGCCGTCGCCCCGGCCCATCTCCGCGTCGTCCTCTCCAACGGCGTTGTCGTGGAGCGCAAGGGCAAGAATAGCAATCTCACCGTCACCGACCCCACCGGCCGCCGCAGCGGTCAGCAGCTCCTCAACGCCTTTGTGGAGCCGCTGGCCCTTGACCTGCCCCGCTTCATGGAGGCCAGCGACAAGGAAAAGGCCGACATTCTGCTGCGGATCATCGGCATCGGAAACGAGCTGCACATTCGGGACATGGAGATCAAGAGCATTTACGACAAGCGCACCTTTACCGGCCAGCTTGCCCAGCAGAAAAAGCACTTCGCCGACGAGCTTATCTCCTACCCCGACGCTCCCGAACAGCCTCTCAGCGCCTCTGACCTCATCCGCCAGCAGCAGGAGATCCTCGCTCGCAACGGTGAGAACCAGCGCAAGCGCAGTCAACTTTCCCAGCTGGAGTCCAAGAGCCAAACCCTTGCACAGCGCCGGGAGCAGCTGGAAGCAGAGCTTGCTCGCCTGACGGAAGAGCAGACCGCGCTGACCACCGATCTCTACGCCGCCCGGAAATCTGCCGAAGACCTTCAGGACGAATCCACTGCCGAACTGGAAGCCTCCATCCAGAGCATCGAAGAAACGAATCGCAAAGTCCGCGCCAACCTCGAAAAAGCCCGTGCCGAGGACGAGGCCAAGCACTACTCCGAAGAATACGACCGCCTTACCGAGGCCATCGCCCAGAAGCGCAAGGAGCGTCTTGACCTGCTGAACGGTGCCGACCTGCCCCTGCCAGAGCTGAGTGTGGAGGACGGCGCTCTTACTTATAAAGGCAAGCGCTGGCGGGATATGTCCGGCAGTGACCAGCTCCGGGTGGCTGCGGCCATCGTCCGGCGGCTCAACCCAGACTGCGGCTTCGTCCTGTTGGACAAGCTCGAGCAGATGGACATGACCACGCTGGAAGAGTTCGGCCGCTGGCTCGAGGCTGAGGGCCTGCAGGCCATCGCCACCCGCGTTTCCACCGGCAGCGAGTGCCAGATCATCATTGAGGACGGCATGGTCAAGGGTGCTGACCTGCCCGTTCTGTCCGCTGCACCCGCTCAGACCAAAACATGGACGAAAGGAGCTTTCTGATGAGCAAGTATTCCGTTACCACCGGCATCCTGAACACCCCGGTCAAGGTCGTACTGTACGGCCCCGAGGGCATCGGCAAGAGCACATTTGCTTCCCACTTCCCGAATCCCGTTTTTATCGATACCGAGGGCGGCACCAAGCGTCTTAATGTGGGCCGCCTGCCCCAGCCCTCCAGCTGGGCAATGCTGCTGGACGAGGTGCGGGCTGTCACCCGGGGCGAAGTTTCCTGCGGCACACTGGTCATCGACACCGCCGACTGGGCCGAGCGTCTGGCCATCGATGCCATCTGTGCCAAGGCCAAGGTGGACGGCCTCGAGGGCTTTGGCTACGGCAAGGGTTACACCTACGTCAAGGAAGAGTTCGGCAGGCTTCTCGATGCCCTTGAGGAAGTGCTGAACAGCGGCCACCATGTGCTGATCCTTGCCCATGCCGCTATCACCAAGTTCGAGCAGCCGGACGCGGCAGGCAGTTATGACCGCTGGACCATGAAGACCACCAAGCAGACCGAGCCTCTGCTGCGGGAGTGGTGCGATATGCTCCTCTTCGCCAACTACCAGACCATTGTGGAGAAGAGCGGCAGCGGCCCCAATGCCAAGAACAAGGCTACCGGCGGCAAGCGGGTGCTCTACACCACCCATCATGCCTGCTGGGACGCTAAAAACCGCTTCGGGCTGCCGGATGAAGTGCCCTTCGACTACGCCAGCATCGCTCAATGCATCACCGGTCAGTCCTCTGCACTGCCTCCTGCGCCGAAACCGACGGTGGAGAATGACATCTTGCTCCCGCCCAGCGCGCCGGCACCGCAGCCCGAGCCGTCCAAGGAATCTGTGCCCGAGGCTCTGCTGACGCCCGACCTCATCGCGCTGGGCGTCCCCGAAAAGCTGGCCGCGCTGATGAGTGCCAACAACGTCACCCCCGAAGAATTGCAGTTCGTTGTGGGCAAGCGGGGCTATTTCCCGGAAGATATGCCCATCAGGGACTACCCCGCCGATTTCGTGGAGGGCTGCCTTGTGGCCGCATGGCCGCAGGTGCTCCAGATGGTGCTGGACAACCGGGACCTGCCTTTCTGATTTCTTCCTCTTAGGCGCTCCGCGCCCACGCCGGGTTGCGGCTCCCAGCATCCGCTGCGCTCCGCTTGCGTCTTGCTGGCCGCTGCCCCAACAACTCCTCCCTGCTTCCGCCACTGGCGGCGGTCGTCGTTGTTGCCCCTAACAGGGGAGCTGGCTGCCGCAGGCAGACTGAGAGGTTCACACGTTATTATAAAGGAGAATACTTATGGCTGACATGAATACCACTACCGACCGCGCTCTTGGCTGGGACGACGAATTTACCAACGTCTCGCAGGACTTCGTGCTCCTGCCCGAGGGCGAATACTACTTTGAAGTCACGGGGATGGAGCGTGCCCGTTTTGAGGGCAGCGCGAAGCTGCCGCCCTGCTCGATGGCAAAGCTGACCCTGAAGATCTTCGGCGGTGCTCTGGGCGACACCACCGTCACCCACCGCCTCTACCTTCACACCAAGACGCAGGGCCTGCTGGGAGCATTCTTCGAGAGCATCGGCCAGTGCAAGAAAGGCGATACCTTCCGTCCCCGCTGGAACGAGGTCGTCGGCTCCAAGGGTCGCTGCAAGCTGGGCGTCCACGATTACGTCAAAAAGAGCGGCGACCCCGGCCAGAGCAATGAAGTCAATCGTTTCCTGCCGCCGCTCGAGGAAAAGGCTGCACCTTCGCAGGGCTGGACTCAAGGAGAATTCTGATGGGAGAAAAGCAAGCTTTACGCCCCTATCAGGAAGCCGCCCGGAAGAAGATTCACGCCGAGTGGGAGCATGGCCGTTTCCGCACCCTGCTGGTGCTCCCCACCGGCACCGGCAAGACCATCGTGTTTGCTTCTATCGCCGCCGATCAGGTGCGGGCGGGCGACCGGGTGCTCATCCTTGCCCACCGCGGCGAGCTGTTGGAGCAGGCCGCAGACAAACTTCAGCGCTCCACCGGCCTCGTCAGTGCGGTGGAAAAAGCCGAATCCACCTGCCTTGACAGCTGGTATCGCGTAGTGGTCGGCTCTGTCCAGACCTTGCAGCGGTCAGCGCGGCTCGAGCGCTTTCCTCGGGACTACTTCGGGACCATTATCATCGACGAGGCCCACCATTCCATCACCGACGGCTACCGCCGCATCCTCGACTACTTCGACAGCGCAAAGGTGCTGGGCGTAACGGCCACCCCTGACCGGGGCGATATGCGAAACCTCGGCGAGGTGTTCGACAGCTTGGCCTATGAGTACAAGCTGACCGATGCCATCAAAGACGGCTATCTCTGCCGCATCATGGCCCAGACCATCCCCCTCAAACTGGACATTTCCAATGTGGCACTAAGCGGCGGCGATTATTCCGTGGGTGAACTGGGCACGGCCCTCGACCCTTACCTGAGCCAAATCGCCGACGAGATGGCGGCACGCTGTGCAGGCCGCAAAACGGTGGTGTTCCTGCCCCTCATCAAGACGAGCCAAAAATTCCGCGATCTGCTGAATGCAAAGGGCTTCCGTGCCGCCGAAGTCAACGGCCAGAGCGCCGACCGCAAACAGGTGCTTTCCGACTTTGAGGCCGACAAGTACAACGTGCTCTGCAATTCCATGCTCCTCACCGAGGGCTGGGACTGCCCTTCGGTGGATTGCGTCGTCGTGCTGCGGCCCACGAAGGTTCGCAGCCTCTACAGCCAGATGGTGGGCCGAGGCACCCGCCTCTCCCCGGGCAAGAAAGACCTGCTGCTCCTCGATTTTCTCTGGATGACCGACCGCCACGAGCTTTGCCGCCCGGCAGACCTCGTCTGCGAGGACAAAGCCGTTGCCCGGCAGATGACCGAAAATCTGGCTGAGAGCGGCGGGCCGCAGGACATTGAGGAAGCAGCCGTGCAGGCCAGCGAGGATGTGGTGGCCCAGCGTGAGGAGGCCCTTGCAAAACAGCTCGAAGAGCAGCGCCGCAAAAAGGCGAAGCTCGTTGACCCGCTGCAATACGAGATGAGCATTCAGGCCGAAGACCTTTCCGGCTATGTACCGGCCTTTGGCTGGGAAGCCGGGCCGCCCAGCGCGGAACAGGCCGCAGCACTGGAAAAGCTGGGCATCCTGCCGGAGGCCGTGGAATCGGCAGGCAAAGCCTCTCTTCTGCTCGACCGCCTCCACAAGCGCCGAGATGAAGGCTTGACCACTCCGAAGCAGATCCGCTGCTTGGAGAAATACGGCTTCCAGCACGTCGGCACATGGAGTTTCGAGGCGGCACGCCACATGATAGACCGTATCGCTGCGGGAGGCTGGCGGAGCGCGCCAAAGGGCGTCGATCCTAAAACGTACACTCCATCTGCCGAACCGATTGCCGCAGATGATATGTTCATATGGTAACGCGAATGGAACATGAAAATGACATCAGAGAAGCACTGGACTTTATTTCCCCGTCCGCCCTGACCTACGAGGAATGGGTCATGGTGGGCATGGGACTGAAAGAGGCCGGTCTGCCTGTCACAGCGTGGGAGCAGTGGAGCGCCCGGGATGGCGGGCGGTATCACAAGGGCGAGTGCGTCAAAAAATGGGAGAGCTTTCACGGCAGAACAAAACCCATCACCCAGAGCAGCATTTTTCAGCTGGCCTATGAGCACGGCTGGTCCGGGCCTGCGGGCCATACGCTGGACTGGGGTGACGAGCTGACGACCTGCCCACAGCCGCCCGCGCTGGTAGACCCCCGCTGGGTCGAAGAGCAAGAACTTCACCTCCCCGACACATGGAAGCCTGCCGAACAGCTCAAGCGTTACCTACAGGCTCTGTTTGAGCCGGACGAGTATGTAGCCTACGTCACCGAAAGTTTTATGGCCGCAGACCGCCGACGTCCGGCGAAAGGCTGCTGGGACAGAACTTCCGGGCAGCTCATCGAGGAGCTGGACGCCTGCGGCGGAGATGTCGGCAAGGTCATGGGGGACTGTGACCCTGATGTTGGTGCGTGGATCTGCTTCAACCCGGTGGACGGCGCAGGCCGGAAAGATGCCAACATCACCAGCTTCCGCTACGCCCTCGTGGAGTGCGACAACATGGAGCCGGGCAAGCAGCTGGCCGCCATCCACCAGATGGAGCTGCCCTGCGCTGCGCTGGTCTATTCCGGCGGCAAGAGCGTCCACGCTATCGTCCGGGTCAACGCTCCGGACTATGCCGAATACCGCAAGCGGGTCGATTACCTCTACGCCACCTGCCAGAAGAACGGCCTGACCCTCGACCAGCAGAACCGCAACCCTTCCCGCCTCTCCCGGATGCCCGGCATCCTGCGGGCAGGACAAAAACAAGCCCTGCTTGAAACGAACATCGGCAAAAGCTGCTGGGAGGACTGGTGTGACTGGGTGGAGGCCTGCACCGACGATCTACCCGATACAGAATGTCTGGCCGATGACTGGGATGACCTGCCCCCGCTGGCCGATGCCCTCATCTCCGGCGTGCTGCGTCAGGGCCACAAGATGCTGCTGGCCGGTCCCTCCAAAGCAGGCAAGAGCTTCGCTCTCATTGAGCTGTGCATCGCTATCGCCGAGGGTAAGACGTGGCTTGGCCGTTTCTCCTGCGCACAGGGAAAGGTGCTCTACATCAATCTAGAGCTTGACCGTCCCTCCTGCCTGCACCGCTTCAAGGACGTCTATACTGCGATGGGCCTTGCACCCGATCACCTGAAGAACATCGACATCTGGAACCTGCGCGGCGCATCCGTCCCGATGGACAAACTGGCTCCCAAGCTCATCCGCCGGGCTGGCAAAAAGGGCTATACCGCCGTCATTCTCGACCCCATTTACAAGGTCATCACCGGTGACGAGAACAGCGCTGACCAGATGGCGAAGTTCTGCAACCAGTTCGACGTGGTCTGTCGTGCGCTGGACTGCGCCGTGATCTACTGCCACCATCATTCTAAGGGTGCGCAGGGCGGCAAACGCAGCATGGACAGAGCATCCGGTTCCGGCGTGTTTGCCCGCGACCCCGACGCCATGCTGGACATGACCGAGCTGACCATCACCGACGCCATCCGGGAACAGCTCCACAATAAAGCCGCCTGCCGGGTCATCAAAGCGATGCTGGATAAGCGCGGCTATACGGACGCCTACGGCCCGGACGACGCCCTCAGCAAAAGCCGGATGCTGACTATCGCCAAAGAAAAACTTGGCCTTACCGACCTACGGGCCATCGACGCCGAAGTGGCTGCGGCCCAGAAAAAGGCCGACAGCATGACTGCGTGGCGCATCGAGGGCACCCTGCGCGAGTTTGCAAGCTTTGCCCCGGTTAATCTCTGGTTTGACTATCCGGTGCATAAGCTGGACAGCGGGCTTTTGGAAGACCTGCAGCCGGACAGTGACTTCCGCACGCTGGGTGCAAAGGGTGCAAGCCGCCGCTGGGGTGACAGAAGCAAACAATCCAAGGACAAAAAGGCCGAGCTGGACACTGCTTTTGAAGCCTGCATGATGGACGGTGAGGTCACAGTCTACAGCCTCGGCGAGTATATGGATCTGAAACCCCGCACCGTCAAGAGCCGTCTGAAGGAGGATGGCCGCTTCTGGATCGACGGCGAAAAGGTCGGCCGCAAGGAACCCGGCAGCAGAGGTTAAACATCCTGTTATATTCGAAATTACGAATTGTTGTAAAAATGCAGTTATAGCCGCTATTTTGCACGACTGCAAAAACTGCAAAATTGCAGAAATAGCCGCTATGACTGCAACATTTGCAGTGCAAAATAGCCTATATATAATAGCATGACTGCACTGCAATGTGTGATGGGGTATCCCAGAGGATGGGGCGAACACAGCCCCCATCCTCCGGGGACCCTCCCCATCACGTTGGCCGCAAAAATCAAAAAAGAAAACGAGGTACGAAATGACCACACAGTTTTTTATCCCCATGCGTCCGCCTACTACTACTCACAATGCCAAGGAGCTGCACGCCTACATGAAAGGCGGCAAGCCCTGCGCCGTGCTCCACGACAGCGCTGAGCTGAAAGCTGCCCGAGCCAAGCTCCACGCCTACCTTGCACCCCATGCGCCGGAAACGCCCATCCCCGCAGGCCGTCCGGTGCGTCTGATGGTCAAGTGGATGTTCCCCGCCGAGGGCAGACCAGACGGAAGCTGGCGCACCACGAAGCCGGACACCGACAACTTGGAAAAAGCCCTCAAGGACGAGATGACCCGTCTGCACTTCTGGCACGACGACGCACAAGTGTGCAGCGAGATCGTTGAGAAGTTCTGGGCCGACATCTGCGGAGTGTTCGTTCTGGTGGAGGAGCTGACATGACCTACGAGGAAAAGAAAGAATGGCTCCGTCAGTACGAACGCGCCAAGAAAAAAGAGTTGCATCTGACCCACGAGCTTCAGGAAGCAGAGTTCGACTATGGCCGCATGACGCAGACTCTTTCCTCAGTGCCGGGAGGCAGCAGCGATGGGCAGGCGCTCCCCCGTGCTGTAGAGCGTGTAGAAAAAGCAAAGCAAGCCTTGGACGCGCAAGTCTTGTTTTGTGACGACCTCCATGCTGAAATCATGGCAAAGCTTCTCAGCTTGGAAGAGCCGGATGATTACGAGGTTTTGAATCTTCGCTATCTTCACTTCAAGGCATGGGAAAACATTGCAGCTGAAATGAAACTTTGCCTTCGGCAAATCTACCGCCGCCATCATCGCGCCATTGATGCGCTGAATCTATAATGTCAGTCAATGTCACCTAGAAGTCATTTTATGTCACTCCACGTTATGCTAAAATAGTACCATCGGCAGCGCCGGAAAGGCCCACCGATACACGCAGTCTCCGCACCATGTCCTCCTTGACGCTTGACCGCATGGTGTGCGGGCTGCTTCTATTATGCCGCCTGAGCGCAATTTGGTGCGCGGCGCGTGTGACCAGACACGGCTGGTTCGATTCCAAGGGCGGCACCATGACGCTGCGCCCCGCCGCAGCAACAGCCTGACGCATGGCCTGCGAAACCGCTTGGGGCTGGCGTGCCGGATGGGAGTCCCTCATTCTCCCCGTGAGAGTCCGGCACACCACCGGAGGCCCCGGAATCCGCAGTGGGTTCAAGGATACCCCACCGGATGTGCGTCAATCACCCTGCACAGAAATGTGCGGGGATTTTTTATGCTTTACTTTTGCACAAGAGAGGTGGTGATGTGCCCAATGAGAAGAACCTTATCCCGTTCAACAAGCGAACGGAGAGTGAGCAGAGAGAGATCGCGCAGAAGGGCGGCATCGCCTCGGGCGCGGCACGCCGCCGCAAGCGCTCCATGCGAGAGGCCGCCGACTACTACCTCAGCCTGCCAGAGACCGACCGCCGCCGGGTGAATGCCATGCTGCGGGACGGCATCGACAAGGAGGACATCGACAACCAGATGGCCGTCGTCATGGGCATCGCGGAATCTGCCAAGCGGGGCAACCCGCAGGCGGCTTCTGTGCTGCTCAAGATGCTGGGAGAGGATACCGTGCAGGACGACCCCGCCGCAGATGCTCTGGCAAAGGCGAAGGAGCTGTTGGGAGGTGTAGACAGTGCCATTGACTGAGTTTCAGCAGGAATACCTGCGCAACTGTTCCCACCGCTGGAACGTCAAGACAGGAGCCACCCGCTCCGGAAAGACCTATCTTGACTGCGCCGTTACCATTCCGAAGCGCATCTGCGCGGCCCGGGGCGAAGGCCTGCTGGTTATGCTGGGCAATACCCTCGGCACACTGGAACGCAACGTGCTGGAGCCTATGCGCGGTCTCTGGGGGCCGGAGCTGGTGGGCGTCGTCCGCACCTCGGCCTCCGGCAACATCGTGCAGCTCTTTGGCCACAAAGTCTATGTCCTCGGTGCCGACAATAAAAAGCACATTGCCCGCATTCAGGGCGCAGCTTTCGAGTACGCCTACGGCGACGAGATCACCACATGGGACGAGGGAGTCTTTCAGATGCTCAAAAGCCGCCTGTCCTGTCCGCACAGCCATTTCGACGGCACCTGCAATCCGGAAAGCCCTTCCCACTGGTTCAAGAAATTCCTCGACAGCGATGCTGACATCTACTGTCAGGCCTACACCATCGACGACAACCCGACCCTTCCGGCCCAGTTCGTGGCCGACCTGAAAAAAGAGTACACCGGCACCGTCTATTATAACCGCTTCATCCTCGGGCAGTGGATGGCGGCCAACGGCGTTATTTACCGCCTGCTGGCCGACAGCCTTGCCGCCGGGGACGGGCGTTTTTTCTGGCCGGTCGAGAGGCAGCTGTGCCCTTGGCGGGTGCGCATCGGCGTAGACTTCGGCGGCAACGGTTCGAAGCACGCCTTTGTTGCGACGGCCATTCTCCCGGGCTGGTCCGGCGTTGTGGGGCTGGCGTCCCAGCGCATCGACCCGGTGGCGCAGGATGCCGACTTTCTGGCCGACAAGCTCGTTGAGTTCTGCATCGCGGTCTTTGCCCGCTGGGGCGAGATACAGTACATCTTCTGCGATTCCGCCGAGCAGACCCTGATAAACCATATCCGTTCCCGTCTGCGCCGCTGTAAGCTCTCTTGGCTGGCCGACCGGGTGGAGAACAGTGCCAAGATAAAGATCACCGACCGCATCCGCCTCACCTGCATCCTGATGGGTGGCGGGCGGTTCTGGCTCATGCCCGAGGCTGCCACCCTGCGGGATGCCCTTGCTACCGCTCTTTACAGCGGCAAGCATCCCGGCGTAGATGAGCGCCTCGACGACGGCAGCACCGACATCGACACGCTGGACGCCTATGAGTACACCATCGAACGCGACTTCAAGAGGTTGACGAACACATGAACATCACCGATTTTCTGGATTATCTGCATGAGACACGCGGGTGGGTGCTGGATGCTGATTATTACAGCCAGATCGAGACGTGGCGGCAGTGGTGGAAGGGCAGCGTTCCCGGCGTCCACACCCGGACAGCCGAGTATGCTGAAGGCATGAAAAAGCGCCTGATCGCCTCTCTGCGGATGCCGAAGCGGGTGTGTGAAGACTGGGCAAATCTGCTGCTGAACGACCGCACCACCTTCCAGATCGCAGACGCGGCCACCGCCCGGTATCTGCTGGGCGACGATGAGCAGCAGGTGGGCGGTCTGCTCCGCGACCTGCATTTCTGGACGAACGCCAACGCGCTGGTCGAGAAAGCTTTTTGGAGCGGCACCGGAGCTTTTGTCCTGAGCGCGGAAAACATGACGGTCGTGAATGGAGAGGCTGTTCCCGGCCCGGACGTCCGGCTCCGGCTGGATTATGACCCAGCCCCCTGTATCCTGCCTCTGCGGGTGGAGCGGGGCATCGTGAAAGAAGCGGCCTTTGTCTCCGAGTGTCTGATCGACGGTAAGCCTGCTGTCTACTTACAGACGCATACCGGCGACGAGAAGCGCCGCACCATCCGCAACGAATGGTTCCGCGTCACTGATTCTGTATCCGGCACGCCGATATTTTCCCCCCTCGAGAAGCCGCCGGAGGGCACGGTGGAAAGCATCACTGTAAAGGGGTCGCCACCGTGGTTCGCACTGTTCAGCCCTACGGCTGTCAAAAACATCGACGGCGGTGCAGGGCTGGGCATGAGCGTCTTTGCGGAGGCTCTGGCCGAAGCACAGGGCGTAGACCTCGCCTTCGACAATTACCGCGAAGACATCCGTCTCGGCCACAAGAAAATCTTTTACAGCACCGACATCTGCCGCACCGTCATCGACAAGGACGGCAAACCTCACTACATCCCCCCGGACGACGATGTTGAGAGCCAGTTCGTGACACTGCCCGGCAAGGAAAGCAGCCTCGACCAGTCCAGCGAGTATCACGAATACAACCCTGACCTCCGCGTGGAGCAGAATCACCGGGCCGTGCAGGATATGCTCAACCTGTTCTCCTTCAAGTGTGGGCTGGGCTGTCACCGGTACAATTTCGAGAACGGCAAGGTCACAACGGCCACCGAGTACAACGGAAGCCGACAGGACTTGATTGCCAGCGCCAATAAGAACCAGATACCCATTGAGGGCGCTCTGATCGCCATCACCCGGGCCATCCTCTGGGCAGCAAAGGAGCTGCAAAAGGCCGCAGTTGTCCCCGACACCCCTATCTCGGTAAACTGGGACGACAGCTACATCACCGATGCCGAGACCCGCATGACCCAAATGAGGGATGACGCCCTCAGCGGCTTGCTGCCCCGCTACAAGTACCTCTCGGCCCGGTATGGGATCAGTGAGGAGGACGCCCGCAGGCTAGCACAGGAGGCCAAAGATGAAAGCCGCCAGCCTGAGCTGACCTTCGGCGGGGGTGCCTGATGCTGGCCCCGGACTACCTCGACCACGCCCCGGACGCCCTCGTGGCCCTCTGGCAGGAGGTGGAGGATACGATTCTCCGGGACGTGGCCCGGCGCATCGGCAAGATGGACGCCCTGACGCCGACGGCCAACTGGCAGCTCTGGCGCTACCAGCAGACCGAGGCCGTCCGCAAGGATGTGGTGAAGCTGCTGGCCCGGTATACCGGCAAGAGCGAGGCCGAGATCCGCCGCCTGATGAAGGAGGCCGCGACCGCCGCACTGGAAGCCGAGGACGAGATCTACTACCACTACGGCAAGGAGCCGACGCCCTTCGAGGAGTCGGCACCCTTGCAGAACCTGCTCAACGCGGGCTATCGGCAGACGGCAGGCAGCTTCTCCAATCTCACCGCCACCACGGCCAACACCGTCTCCGGGGTTTTTGAGCAGGCGCTGGACAGAGCATGGCTCCAAGTGAGCAGCGGCGCGTTCGACTACAAGACCGCCGTCAAGCGTGCTGTGGACGGCCTTGCCGACTCCATGCCCTACGTCACCTACCCCAGCGGTCACAGAGACACGCTGGAGGTGGCCTGCCGCCGGGCCGTGCTCACCGGTGTGAATCAGACTGGCGCAAAGCTGCAGGAGGCCCGGATGGACGAGTTTGGGGCCTCTTTTGTCGAGGTAACTGCCCACGGCGGAGCGCGCCCCAGTCATGCCGTGTGGCAGGGCAGGCGCTACCACCGGGGCGGGGCTGTGGACTACTTGGGCCAGCACTACGAAGATTTCGAGTCGGCCACCGGCTACGGCACCGGCGCGGGGCTTTGCGGCTGGAACTGCCGCCACACCTTCTTCGTGGTGTTCCCGGAGCTGGGCAGCCCGCCCGCATGGACGCAGGAGAGCCTCGAGGCCCTCAACGCCCGGAACATCGAGTATGACGGCAGGCTCTACACCCGCTACGAGATCAGCCAGATGCAGCGCGCTCGGGAGCGGGCCGTGCGCAAGTGGAAACGCCGGTATCTGGCCGAGGACGCCGCCGGGGCTGACACCACCGCCAGCGCCGTGAAGCTGAGGCAGGCCCGGCAGAGCCTTGCAGACTTCACTCGGGCCACCGGCGGCAGAGTAGACAGCGCCCGGACAAGCGTGCATGGGTTTGGGCGGAGCGCCAGCAGTAAGGCAGCGTGGGCTGTCCGACACAACACGTTGACAAACACCGCTGGGCAAACTATCATTAAAGTCAGCAAGAGCAACATTACCGGCCCCCGCAACGGCATCACGCAAAAGACCAATGCAAAGGGCGGCATCGACCGCAATTATTACGGCCCGGATGGTCGTCAGACCAAGCAAATCAGCAACAACGGCCACGGCCACAAGGTCGAAGAAGCCCTCGGAAAACATGGCGAGCACGCCCATGACTATATTTTTGATGCAGAGGGCCATTTGTGTGGTCGTCCATCCCGTGAGCTGACAGACGCTGAACGAAAGGAGAACAGTGATATTTTATGACGGCGGATTCTTTACAGAAGGAGCTTTCTAAAGGCTGGGCAATGCTGGTCTTTCAGTATCACGGAAAAGAGGGCCATGTAGACCCTTACAGCACTCGTGAGGAGAACTTTTCCTGTCTTTTGTGGTACGATGGGGACGAGAAACTTGTCCACAGTATGGAGGACGTCATGCACACCCCCATTTTCGACGGCCATTCTCTTTCCGAGATCGCTGGTGACATCTCTGAAATCGACTGGTGCTGACACCGACAACCAAATACCCGCCAGCGTCTTTGCCCATCCGGGCAGGGGCGCTTTTTTCATGCCGTATTCGCTCAGCTGGCAGAGCACCGGTCTCCAAAACCGGCTGTCGCAGGTTCGAGTCCTGCATACGGTGCCATCGCGGCGGGCAGCGCGTACCCTGCCCGGGATCCATGCGGAAGGCGAACCGCGTTACAAAACCGTAGTTTCACCTAAAGAAAGGGGTTTACTTATGAAGCGTGAAGACGTAAAGGCAAAGATTCCCGGCATCACCGATGAACAGTTGAACTGGCTGATGAGCGAAAACGGCGCTGACATCAACCGCGAGAAGACCGTCGCCGAACAGTTCAAGACCCAGTTCGAAAACACACAGGCCCAGCTCAAGACTGCGCAGGACGGCCTCGCCAAGTTCGACGGCAAGAAGACCCCGGACGAGTACGAGGCCGAGCTGGCGAAGCTCCGGGGCGATATGCAGGCGCAGGCCGATGGCTTTGCCTTCGACTCTGCCCTGAACACCGCCATCATGGGCAAGAAGGGCCGCAGCGTCAAGGCCGTCCGCGCCCTGCTGGACGTGGACGGCCTCAAGTCCTCCAAAGACCGCACCACCGACATCGACAAGGCGCTGGAAGAAGCCGCAAAGGCAAATCCTTGGGCCTTCGGCGAGGCCGCAGAGGGCGGCAGCGTCCACGTTTCCAGCGGTGCAGAGCACGGCGCTCCGCCCACCGGCGACACCGATGCTGTCACCGCAGCATTCAAGGCAATGAACCCCGGCATCAAGATCGACTGATAGAAAGGAAATATTATGGCACACGAAGCACAGGTTCGTTATTCCAAGCTGGTTGACCTCAAGCTCCGGGCGACGCTGGTCAAGAAGGTCGGCGTCATCTGCAACAACCGCTATGAGGGCAGCCCCAAGGCTGGCTCGGTCAAAGTCCCTGTCCGCGACACCGAAGTTGCCGTGAACGACTACGACAAGCAGACCGGCGCAGAGCTGACCGGCGGCGACACCACCTATCTCACCGTCAACATCGACAAAGACAAGGCCGTCAATGAGATCATCGACGGTTTCGACGCCGTCAGTGTCCCCGACGATCTGGTGGCTGACCGTCTGGACAGTGCCGGTTATTCGTTGGCGCTGCAGGTGGATTCTGACGGCTCTGTGGAGCTGACCACCGCAGGCACGGCCTTCGGCACCACCACCGCCCTGACCGAAAAGACCATCTACGGCAACGTCGTGGACGCCCGCACCAAGCTCTCCACCGTCCATGTCCCTACCGAAGGCCGCTGGCTGTTGGTCTCGCCCGAGATCTATGGTCTGCTGCTGAAGAGTCCCGAGTTCATCAAGGCATCTGACCTTGGCGATGCTGTCGTCCAGACCGGTGCTGTGGGCAGGATCGCAGGCTTTACCGTCTTCGAGGATTCCACCCTCGGCGAAAACGTGGAGTACATCGCCGGTCATCCCAACTGGTTTGCGTTCATCGACGAGTGGGCTGTCCCCGTCCATGTGCAGGATCTCAATGGTTCCAGCAAATACATCGGCGCGTCCGCAGTCAAGGGCCGCAAGGTCTACGCCTTCAAAGTCACCAAGCCCCAGACCATCCTCATCAAGAAGAAAGCGTGACGCCATGCTCTACTGCACCTATGACCAGTATGCAGCCGCCGGCGGCACGCTGGACGAAGCCGCCTTTGCCCCTTTGGCCGCACGGGCGTCCCGGCTCATCGACCGGATGACCTTTGGCCGGGCCGAGGGCCATGCCGCAGCGTGCGAAGGCTGTGCAGAGGCACTGGCGGACGCCTGCATCCAGATCATCGACGCAGCGAACGCCGTGCAGAGCGCCTGCACGCCGCCCGGCGTGTCCAGCGTCTCCAACGATGGCGTGTCCATGACCTTCACCTCCGGCGCACTGGCCGAACGGCTGGCGGCAGAGGCGCAGGCTATCCTCGCCAATACGCTGGGTAGCGACCCGCACGGCCTGCTGTATCGGGGGTGTTTCTGATGCAGACGCCCGTCACGGTCGTCATGCTGCTGCACGACGCGGCCACCGAAGCAGACCAGCCGGTCTGCAAGGTGCTCACGGGGTGCAGCTGGCGGGAGACGCGCCGCACCTCGGCCTCCGGCGACCCCCAGAGGGTGGTGCATATCCGCCTCCCGCCTGCGCCGGGCTATCTGCCCTATCCCCAGTGGGCGCGTCTGCCCCCGGCAGAGAAAGCTGCCCACTGGACGCTCAAGCGGGGCAGCAAGCTCCTCTGCGGCGTTGTCCGCAGCCTGACGGAGACCGAATACGCCGCCCTCGAAAAAACTCACATCTGCTGTACGGTGGCGGATGTCTCGGACGACCGGGGCGTCCCGCTGCCGCATTTTCATGTGGAAGGGAGCTGACACCTCATGTCCAAGCCCATTTTTGACCAGCCCTACGGCCTGAAATATCAGGTGGACGGCATCCGGATGGAGCTGAGCTGGCGCCCCGACTTCGGCGCAGAAAAGACCGTTGCCCTGCAAAAGGCCCAGTTCGCCCTTGCGCAGGAAGCCGCGCGGCTCATCGACAGCTACGTCCCCTTCGACACCGGCCAGCTGAAAAACAGCGTTCAGACCGCCTCCAAGTACGACGAGGGTCTTTTGGTGTACAACGCCCCCTATGCCCGCAGGCAGTATTACCTCCACGCCGAGGGCACCGACCTGCGGGGAGACACCGGTCTGCGCGGCTCTTACTGGGGGCAGCGTGCCTTGGCTGACTACGGCGAGGCGCTGGCCTTTTTCGGGACTAAGGCCGTCACGACCTTCTGGGGAGGGATGGGCCACTTATGAGCGAGAAAGCCACCATCACGGCCATGCGGGAGTGGCTCAAGACCTGCCCCCTCATCGCCGAGGAGCAGAGCGAAAACGGCGCAACCTTCCGCATTTCCGGCCTCTCGCCGGAGCCTGTAGCAGAGTTCAGCATCGAGGACAGCCCCACCGACCCGGTGACGGCTGTTTTCTTTTCCGGCCGCAACCTCGCCAAGAGCTACATCTTCGTCAGCCGCCGCGACTACAGCGAGGCCCAGAGCGTCCAGATCGCAAACAGCGGCTTTTTTGAGCAGCTGACCGAGTGGGTGCTGGCCCAGAACGACCGGCATCACCTGCCCCGGCTGGGCGGTCGCAAAGAGCCGCTGCGCGTTTCGGTGACGTCCAGCGGCTACATCGTCGCCGCCGAGTCGGGCAGCTGCCGGATGCAGCTCCAGCTCCGGCTGGAGTATTACCAGCCCAAAGGCTGAATCGAAAGGAGTTTTCTTATGACTGTTACCGAAGCCGTCAAGCTGTCGGGCCTGACCCCCAGCGCCGACTATACCGGCGTCGAGACCACCGACGACTTCCTGCTGGCTGTCCAGACCGAGGCCAGCCAGACCGACGTGAAAAACTGGGTGGTCTGTGCCGACCATGTGCGGGAGCACAGCGGCGCACTGAACGCCACCACCACGGACAACACCTACATCCGCACCGGCCCTGTCACCACCAAAGGCAGTGTTCAGCGCACCCTCTCCATTCAGGGCGACCGCTACGTGGGCGACGCCTTTCAGGACTTTCTGCTCTCCCACAGAATCGCATTCGGCTCCGGCCAGAGCGTCGTGGTGCCCTACCTCTACTTCTCCCTTCGTACCGGCAAGGGCGAGAAGGGCGAGGGCGCGCTCATCCTGACCAGCGATGTGGGCGGCAGTGCGGGCGCGAATGCGACCTTTGCCGCCGACTTCAAGGGCATCGGCATCCCGGAGGCATTTAACTACCTTAACGAAGAGAACGCGACCTCCCGGGTCGGCGACGCCGTCGCAGGCTATGCCACCGTAGGCGTGTAACAGGAGGACAACATGAACATTTGTGGTCAGGAATTTGATTTTTCGCTTCTGAACGCCAACGACCTCGACCGTCTGGAGGACGCCATCGACGAGATGACCCGGAACTCCGAGGCCGAGACGGCCCGCTGTGACCGGGAGAATGTCCGCCTCGGCGACCGTCTCCGCGCACAGGCCCGCGTTTCCATGCGCGGCCTCGACAAGATCTTGGGCGCAGGGGCCTCCGCACGGCTGGGTCTGACCGAAAACGACCTTGGCCGGATCTACGACATCCTCGACGATCTCAACCGGGCCGCAGCCGCCGAAAAGGCGCGGTACTCCCGCCCGGCAGCAGTGCCCCAGAACCGCGCCCAGCGCCGGGCCGAGAAACGCCAGAAGGACAAGAAGCACAAGCCGCCTGTGAGCTATCCGGGCCAGCCGGTGTCCCGGAGCGAGGGCTTCTACCCGCAGGCTGTCCCCGCCGCCCAGATGGTGGAGCGGGTGGACAAGGCCGCACGCCGCAAGCAGCTTCTGACCGAGCTGGCTGCTCTGGAAAATGGCTGACATCCTGCTGGACAGGCTGCCCCGCGCATGGGCAGGCAGGCCCATCGACTGGGATTTTCGGCCTATGGTCTGGTTCAACGGGCAGTATCTCCGCCTTCCGGAGGACGAAAAGGGCCTGCCTGAGCTGGCCCGGGAGACCATGCGCCGGTTTTACCGCGTGGCCGTCCCGCCGGAGGAAGAGGTGGACGCTTTCAAGGCGCTGGTGGAGTTCTACACCGCAGGCCCGCAGGAGGTATCCGACCGCCCCGGCAGCAGCCGCACCGAGGAGCTGGCGCTGGACTACGTCACCGACGGCCCCGCCATCGTGGCTGCGTTCCAGCAGGCTTACGGCATCGACCTCACCCGGGCAAGGCTCCACTGGTGGCGGTTCAAGGCCCTCATGTCCAACCTGCCCGAGGAGACCCAGCTGGTGAAGATCATCGGGTTCCGGACGGCTGACCTCGCGCAGTTTCAGGGCGCAGAGCGGGAGCGGCGGGCCGAGCTGAAGGAACGCTTCGCCCTGCCCGCTGCCCTGCGGAAAGGAGGCGGTCGCATTGTCACCCTGCAAGACCGCAACGAAGCCTTTGCGGCCCGCTTCCGGCGCTGACCGCGCCCCGGTTCTCTGCCCCCTGTGCGGCCGGCCTCTGCCGGTCTGGGCCATCCCGGAGGCCCGCGCGGAGGGCGTCTGGGTCAAATGCAAAAACCCCGCCTGTAAGCGGGAAATAGAGATCAAACTTTGAGTCTGTGCCCTTTGTGCCTGCGCTCTTTTTCGTAAAGAGAGGTGGACACATTGGCCGCAGATTTTTGCATTACCGGCGAAGTAAAGCTCAACAGCGACCCTGCTGAGCGGGCCACGAGCAAGTGGACGGTGGCCGCAGGCCAGCTTATCGCGGACTTTGCCAAGAAAGCTGCATCCAGCCTGCAAAGCGTGGTCAAGAGCGGTCTGGACTACAACCGCAGCATGGAGAGCTACCTGACCAACTTCAAGGTCATGCTGGGCGACGAACAGCTTGCCGCCGAGAAGCTGGAAGAGATACGCCGGATGGCCGCAAGCACGCCCTTCTCCCTGTCTGACCTGACTGAGGGCACCCAGACCCTCTTACAGTTCGGCATCGCGGCGGACGACACCACCGGTGTACTGCAACGGCTGGGCGATATTTCGCTGGGCAACGCGGACAAGCTCCAGACCCTCGTGCGGGCCTACGGCAAGATGTCCAGCGCCCAGAAGGTCACGCTGGAAAACGTCAACATGATGATCGACGCGGGCTTCAACCCGCTCAATCAGATCTGCGACGCCACCGGCGAGAGCATGAGCGCCCTCTACAAGCGCATCTCGGACGGCAAGGTCAGCTTCAACGAGCTGGAAGCCGCTGTGGCTGCTGCCACCAGCGAGGGCGGGCAGTTCTATAACGGTATGCTGGAGGCCAGCCAGACCTTCAACGGCAGGCTGTCCACCCTGAAGGACAATGTGGCCGCGCTGACCGGTGAACTGACCAGCGGGCTTTTCTCGGCGCTCGGGGACATCCTCGTCAAGGCAAACGAGCTGGTCGTCTCCATCACCGAGGACGACGCCAAAATGGCCGCGCTCAAGGAGACCATCGGCGTCCTGACGGCGGCAGTCGTGGCCGTCACGGCGGCAGTCCTGAGCTATAAGGCGACCGTGGCGGCAACTACGACCATCACGGCGCTGCATACCGCTGCCACCACCGCGATGGCTGCGGCCCATAAAGCTGCCGCCGCAGGAGCTACCGGTCTGCAAGTGGCACAGGCGGCATTGAATACCGTGCTTTCGGCCAACCCCATCGGGCTTGTGGTGGCCGCTCTGGCCGCTCTAGCTGCGGGGCTGGTGACAGCCTACCATACCAGCGAGACCTTCCGCTCTGCTGTCGATTCAGCATTTTCGGCCATTCAAAAGACCGCCTCGAATGTCATCGGTTCGGTGGTGGACTGGATCAATGAGCTGGTGGCCCGCATCAAGGGTGCAGCCGCCGCGCTTGGCTCTCTGAAAAACGGCCTCGGTGCAGCAAAAGATGCCTACAACGAGGCTTATTCCAACTCTATCGGCAGCTATCAGCAATCGAAAAGAGATAAGGCAAGCCAGAGCCGCCTCGACAAGCACAATGAGCGGGTCGCACAGTCTCAGGCTGACGCGGCCAGCAGTTCCGGCTCTTCCGCCGCGGCGGCATCTGCTACCGCTGCTGCCGCTGCGGCCACCTCTGCCGCCCAGAGCACCAAGAAGGCTACGGCGGACATCATCAAGTCCGTCAGCGACACCACCACGGCGGTCAAGGACGGCGTGACCACCACCACCGAGACCGTCACTGAGACGCTGTCCAACGGCACCACCCAGCAGAAGCAGACCATCACCTCCACCAGCCGGCAGATGGTGGACGGTGTGCTCAAGGACATCAAGACCGTCGAGACCATCGCGGCAGACGGCAAGCGGACGGTCAGCCAGACTATGGAGACCGTCCGGGATGTGGTGGGCACTGTGACGGCCACCACCACGGCCCTCGCGGACGGGGTCAAGACCACCACCCAGACCGTGACCAAAACTCTCGCGGACGGCACCACCGAACAGCAGCAGGTCATCACCCAGACGCAGGACAAGGTCATCGACGGGGCGCTCCGCACGGTGGAGACCGTCAAGACCATCGCCGCCGACGGCACCGAGCAGGTGGCCGAGACCATCAAGGACAGCGCCGCCAAGACACTGGACGGCCTTTGGTCTGAGCTGAAAGACCGGGCCAACGAGGGCATCCTCGGCACGGTGGGCACCCTGTGGGACGCGGTAAAGAGCGGAGACTGGCTCTCCATCGGCAAGTGGGCGGCATCCGCCCTCTACTCGGGCCTCACCGCCGACCAGAAGCAGCAGCTCTCCAGCTTCGCCCTGAGCATGGTGGACGGGCTGAACGGCGTCCTCGGGGACGCGGCGGGCAGTCTGGCACAGGCGGCGTGGGGCATCGGCCAGAGCCTCTTTGAGGGGATCACCGGCAAGTTCGGCGACATCTCCTCCATGGCCGTCAAGATGGGCGGAACCCTGAAAAGCGTCTTCGGTGCCCTCAAGACCCCGCTGGCCGCAGCGGCCAAGGCCATCAGCACCGGACTCTCCGGCGGCCTGATGAGTATGTTCCCCGCCATCTACGCGGGTTTTGCCGGGATGGTCGGCACCATCGGCGCTGCCGTCGAAGGAATGCTTGTCGCCGTCAGCGCGGCTCTCAGCTCCACCCTCTTCGGCATCCCGGCGGGCCTCGTGGTGGCCGCTGCCGCAGTGGCTCTGGGCGTTGCCATCGCGGCCATTGTGTCCAAGCTGGGCGGGAACCACAGCAGTTCCGGCAGCTCTGGCGGCAGCGGTGGAAGTGGCGGCAGCTCCGGCCTCGACATCGACACCCCCAGCATCACCGACGAGTCGAACAAGCTCACCGACACCATCGACGCCAACACCGCAAAGCTCACCGAGATCAACAAGTCCCTCGCCAAGCTGGTCAAGAGCGCCAACGCCCTTGTCCTCAGCGACAACATGGCCGTGAGCAGCCGGGTGGCAGCATCCGGCACGGCGCAGATCACCGCTGCGGCCAGAAGCTACCGCGAGGGCGACACCAACATCACCCAGAACATCTACTCCAAGGCCCACACCGCCGCCGACCTTCAGCGCGAAGCACGCTGGGAGGCCGACCGCGCCAAGGCCGAGAAGCACTGAAAGGAGGTCATCCACTCGTGCGCAAAGACCATCTCCGCCTCGTGACGGACGCCGGGGCCGTTCTCGACCTCGGCTGGGACTACGGCATCCCCTACCAGATGGACAACCTCTCGGGCGTGGATGTCACCCTCAAGACGGCGCAGGGCGTCAACCAGCAGGGCGTCACCGTGGAGGACCAGAGCGTGGAGGGCGTCACCCATGAGGTCATCGCGGACTTCTGGGGCGCAGACGGTGAAGTGCAGGCTGACCGCTTTTTGCAGCTGATGCCCTTCTTCACCTCGGGCACGGCCTATTTCGGGGACAAATACTTCTCCCGGTTCTTCCTGCAAAAGACCCCCTACACCGTCCAGCTCCACCCGTACCCCCGCCTCGACTTCATGCTCTACCGCCCGAAACCCTACTGGTACAGCCTCAGTGAGGAACGCGCCGAGATGGGCGGCTTCATCCCGCGCTTCTCGTTCCCGGTCTGCTACGACAGCCACCAGTACAGCGAGTGGCGGCAGAGCTACTTCCTCAACATCCGCAACCCTGGGGCGCTGCCGGTGCCCTTCACGGCTAAGCTCCGCTCCACCGGGCTTGTGGTCAACCCCGCCATCCGCAACTCCGTCACCGGGGAGCACATCGGCTTCGATACCACGCTCAAAGCGGGCGAGGTGCTGGAGATCTACCGCACCACCACCGACCGTCTGGCCGTCAAGCTCACCCGGGACGGCACCGAGTCCAACGCCTTCGCCCTGCTGGACGAGGACTCCGACCTCACCGAGCTGCACCCCGGGGACAACGTCCTGACCGCCGACGCCGACAGCGGCAAGGCTGGCTTGCAGGTCAGTGTGAGCTTTTACCCGATGGTGGTGGGCATTCTGCCGGAGGTGATGAAATGACCTTTGACGTACTGGACGAGACCACCCTTGCACGCCTCGGGAACATCGGCGTGTGGGTGTCGGTGTACTGGGACGAGCCATACAACTCCGAGGGCAGTTTTACCCTCGAGGTGCGGCCTACACCCGAGAACATGGAACTGCTGCGGGAGGGCCGCTGGCTCGTCCGTACCGACGCCGTGACCAAAGTGCCCATGCGCATCTGCCACCGCTCCAACGAGAACGAGGACGCCAACCTCGTCGTCACCGGCTACCCGGCCACGTGGATCTTCACCAAGCGGGTCAGCGTCTCGGCCATCAAGAAGGAGAATGCCGAGACCGCCATGCTGGCCCTCGCCAAGGCAGCGGCTCCGTGGCCCAAGCTGGAGGTGGCCGAGCCGAAGGGCTTTGACACCACCTTTGAGCAGCAGACCAGTGGCGCGACCCTGTTTGACTATTTCAAAACGGTGGGTTCTGCCTGCGACCTCGGCTTCCGGGTCGTCCTCATGGGTAAAAACAGCGCGAAAAAACTAATGTTCGAGGTCTTCCGGCCCACCGCAGACCCCAACAACCGCTTCTCGCCCAAGTGGGGCAGCCTGCGGGAGGCCAGCTGGGCCTTCGGCGACGGCAGCTATGCCAACGTCGCCCTCGTGCTGGGGGCGGGCGAGGGCGAGGAGCGGGCCATGGTCTGGGCAGGCGACACCGAGGCTGAAGGAGCGGAGCGCCGGGAGATGATCGTAGACGCCCGGGACATCCAGCCGGACGAGGACAGCGGCGAGACGGTCAAAAGCGACAGCTACCTCAAGAAGCTGGCCGACCGGGGCGCGTCGAAGCTCCTCGAGCAGCTGCGCACCGGAAGCATCGAGATGACACTGGACGCCGACGGCCTCGAGCCGGGCGACGTCTGCTTCTGCTCCCTGCCGGATCTCGGTTACAAGGCCACCGTCCGGGTGGCCGACATCATCATCCAGAGCCAGACCGATGGTACTACCCGCACTGCGCGGCTGGGCACACCGGTCTGGCACAAGAGCTAGGAGGCGATATTTTGAGCACCGCAGGCATCGTGACCTACCCTCTGGGCGGCATCACCTACGACGCCGAGGACGCTGCGGCCTACTTTTCCACCCGCACCAGCGGCGTCTTCTCCACGGAGGAGGACTTCGCCGTGGCCCCGGCAGAGGGCACCAGCGTGACCGTCAGCGGAGGCCGGGCGTGGCTGCATCCCAGCCGGTGGGTCGGATTCAGCGTCACCGCCCGGGAGGACACCACCCTCACCCTCCCGCAGGCGGACAGCTATCTTCCCCGCATCGACCGCATCGTGCTGCGGTACGACGCCACCAGCCGCACCACCACCCTGCAGGTCTTACAGGGGGCCGCAGGCTCCTCGCCGACGGCCCCGGACATCTCCCGCACTGAGATGGTCTACGACCTCTGCCTCGCCGAGGTCGTGCGACCGGCGGGGCAGACTTCCCTCACCACCGCCGACATCACCGACACCCGCGCCGACGCCGCCCTCTGCGGCCTCATGCGGGACGGAGTCACCGGCATCCCGGTAAATGCGCTGGGCGCACAGGCGCTGGCAAAGGCCAAGGAGACGGCGGCGCTCTGTGATGAGCTGCTGCAAAGCTACACCGGCGGCTATCTCGGCATCTGGCCCGTCACCCTGACGACCGGCGGATGGGCGAAGTCCACCGACCTTCCCAGCTACCCCTACAAGCAGACCGCCGAGCTTCGCGCCGCCCGAGAGTCCAGCAGACCCGAAGCCGTGCCCGCCCTCGACAGCTTCAACACAGCCATCGCGGCAGGCATCGCAGGCGTATGCGAGACGAAAGACGGCACGATCACCTTCTGGGCCGAAGAGGTGCCGGAGCAGGACATCCTGATGCAGGTGACGCTGCTGGGGCCGAAGACCGCAGAAAATCAACAGGAGGCATGATATGATCGAACTTAGCGTATCTCTTGCCCCCAACGGTGCTGTAAAGCTGGCAGGCTATGAGCAGATGCTTCGCTTCGGCTACACCAAGAACCGGGGCGTGTACCGCCTTGCCGTCAGTGCCACTGGCGAGTGGGAAGGGATGGCTATCCGCTGCTTCTGGCACGGCCCGGACGGCAAAGACCCGCCCTCCTCGCTGGTGGTGGGCGGCTATGTGAATGTGCCTGCCAGCGTCACCGCACAGCCGGGCAACGGGTGTATCACTTTTGAGGGCAGCGACGGCACCAAGACTGTAACCAGCGCTGACCTGCGCTACCGGGTGGCCACAAACTCCGGCACGGAGGACGGCACAGAGCCGGAACCGGGAACACCTGCATGGCAGGCTTTTGTGGATGCCGTGAAGGAATCGGCAGCATCTGCGGAGCAGTCCAAAATGGAAGCGCTGGACGCGGCAGAGCGGGCCGGGGCATCTGCCCAAAAGGCCGAGCAGGCCCTTTCTGACACCATCACCGCCAAAGAGGACGCACTGAAAGCCATCGGTGACAAGCAGACCGCCGCTACGCAGGCAGTGGATACGGCCCGGGACGAGGCTCTCCAGCAGGTGGAAGCCTCTACAGAAGCCGCCCAGACCGCCGCCAGCGAAGCCGCCGCCAGTGCAGGCAATGCAGACCAGAGCGCTCAGGAAGCCGCTGACAGCTTGCAGGAGCTGAAGGACGGCATTGCAAGCGGAAACTTCAAAGGCGAGAAGGGTGACAAGGGTGACACTGGCCCCATCGGCCCGGTCGGCCCGCAGGGCGATCAAGGCCCTCAAGGCCCCACAGGCGCTACGGGTGCCACTGGCCCACAGGGCGAAAAAGGTGATACCGGCCCGCAAGGCCCTAAAGGCGAGACCGGCCCTGCCGTAGCGCTGGACACCACTCTCACCCACGAGGGCGAAGCCGCTGACGCAAAAGCCACAGGTGACGCTATCAGCGCAGTCAAGGCCCGGCAGAACATCCTCGCAGGCAGTGAAATAGGCAACCCCATCTCCGTTGACGACGCTTTCCCTGCGCCCCTGTGCGGCCTGACCGTGTATGGTCGGAGCACGCAGGACGGCACACCCACGCCGGATGCACCTGTGCCTATTGTGAGCGCTGGTGACGGCGGGAGCGTGGCGGTAAAGGTGACGGGGAAAAACTTGCTGGACTCGGCTCTTATGAACCCGACATTTAGTTCCAAAGGGATATCTGCCAAACAAAATTCAGATGGGAGTTATACAATAAGCGGAACACCCATAGCCGATGACACTACTCCCATATGGCTTGCTGGTGCTTGGAGTAACACCGTCCCCCTTTTTACAATTTCACCGGGAAGTTACTATTCAAATGTTTGGATTTATTATTATGATGGAAAAACCAGAACGAGCAAAAAAGACGCATTTACGCTATCAGAACCCTTTAGAATAACTGGAGTTATGTATAGCCAACCATACGCCATCAATGAAAGATATGATTTCCTAATTGCCCCACAGCTCGAACTCGGCACAACTGCCACCGCCTACTCCCCCTACCGTGAACAGCTCCTTACCCTGCCCACTCCCAACGGCTTACCCGGCATCCCTGTTACCTCTGGCGGCAACTACACTGACCCGCAGGGTCAGCAGTGGGTGTGCGACGAGGTGGACTTGGAGAGAGGGGTGAAGGTGCAGAGGGTAAACGCTGTAGACTTGTCAACCTGCGTAATTACGGGTGTCACTGAGCTTGCGGTAACAAAAAGGCTTTCGATTCTGTTGCCGATACGTGGCCGCGATTATAAAACAGAAGCCCTATGCAATAAACTGCAATTTATCGTTTCGTTTACCCAAGATTCCCCGCACTTTTATGTAGACACAACCAATGCGCAAGTTTTTATTCCCATTGACGCCAAAACCCCGGAAGAAGGAGAATACATTTTATTCTACGCTCTCGACACCCCCATCGAAACCCCACTCACCCCTGACGAAATTGCCGCCTACAAAGCCCTCGTCGCTTACGGCCCTGACACGGTGGTGCGGGCTGGTGACGGTGCAGGGGTCAAGCTGGAATATCAGCGCGATGTGAACATTACAATCAAAAAGCTTGAGGATGCTATTGCATCCATGACCGCTACCTAAAGGAGGTACACATGGCTATCAAAAGCAAAGCCCGGCATGACCTGACCCTGCGCTCCATCAAGCGGGAAATCGCCGCAGGACGCGACGTGGCATACTGGCTGGACAAGGCGTACACCCATCTGGACAGCGTCCTGCTGACGGAGGACGACATCGCAGAGGTGGAAGCCCTTGCACAGGCGTACTACGATGCACTGGATGCTGAGGACAAGGCGAACGCCGAGGAAATTACCCAGTAAGGAGGCTAACCTATGGCATTAGGCAGCGTAAGCGTCCCCGGCGTAAGCAAGAAAGCAAAAGAAAGGATGATGTACATGGATGACAAGCCGCACCCCTTCAGCGCTGCCGGACAGGCAGCACGGGAGGTGTGAACATGGCACTCGGTTCTGTAAGTATCCCTCCCTTCACCCGGGCGGAACTCGTGCGCCTGATAAATCAGAAGTCGTACCCGGACGGGAAGCTGGTGTACACGGCCCGCGCGACTTTCAGCTACAAAAACAGCGAGATCCTGACCCTCCCCGCAACGGTCGATTATGTGAAGCTTTCGGGTGGCTCCTATGACTCGTGGGTGCAGGACAGTTACCACGTCCCCGAGGGGACAAAGCTGACCAGAGGAAGCTCCTTCCGCACCAATACGAGCAGCTATTACGCCAAGATCACCTTCAGTGAGGACGGAACGCTGCGCTTTGATGGGTACGATGTCTCAAGCAAAACCTACACGGCATCCTTCAACGTCGAGGGCTACCACTACTACTGACAAAACAAAAAGCAGCCCCGGGGTGGGGCTGCTCAAAAGAAAGGTCGTGTTCTCTATCGCAATCAAGGAATATTCCATGTCCCGGGACTCCACCCGGCAGCTCTCGCCCAGCTTCAAGGTGCGGGAGTTCGGCTGCAAGGGCAGCGACGTCGTGCTCCTCGACGAGGAGCTTGTGGTGCTGCTCCAGTGCATCCGGGAGCACTTCGGAAAGCCGGTACATATCACCAGCGGCTACCGCACCGCTGCTCACAACGCCGCCGTCGGCGGCAGCAAGTCCAGCCAGCACCTGCTGGGCCGGGCGGCGGACTTCTATGTCGAAGGTGTGGATGTGGCTGTTGTGGCCGCCTATGCCGAGACCCTGCTGCCCGCCCGGGGCGGCATCGGGCGCTATCCGAAGGACGCAAAGCATCCCAAGCGCAGCACCGGCTGGGTGCATATCGATACCCGGGCGAATAAGAGCCGGTGGAGTATGTGAGGGGGTGAAGAAAATGAAGGATACCATTTGCACCGTCATCGGCCTCATCGGCGGGGCCATTGCCGCCTTGTTCGGTGGCTGGGACACCGCCTTGCAGACGCTGGTCATCTTTATGGCTATCGACTACATCACCGGTCTGGTGGTGGCGGGCGTGTTCCACGCCAGCCCCAAGACCAAGACCGGCGCGCTGGAAAGTAAGGCTGGCTGGAAGGGACTCATCCGCAAGGGCGAGACGCTGCTCATCGTGCTGGTGGCCTGCCAGCTTGATGCTGTCATCGGCGGTAGCTTCGTCCGCGACGCGGCGATCATCGGCTTTTCGGCCAACGAGGCCATCTCCATCGTCGAAAATGCCGGCCTGATGGGTCTGCCCATTCCCGCAGCCATCACCAAGGCCATCGACATCCTCAAGCAGCGGGCCGAGACGCCCGAGAAAGGCAAGGACTGACATGAAAAAGAAGATTTCCGCTGGCACTCTGACCCGTACCGCAGCGCTGGGCCTCGCCCTTGCAAATCAGCTGCTCAGCGCAGCGGGCAAGCCTTTGCTGCCCATCGACAACGCTCAGCTCGAGCAGATGATCTCCACCGGCTTCACCGTCGGTGCTGCGCTGGCCGCATGGTGGAAGAATAACAGCTTCACCCCCGAGGCCATCGAGGCGGATGCATTCATGGCGAGGATGAAGAAGAGCGTACATTAA